CGATTGATTGGTAGGTTTGATAGGTAGCCATTTCGATTCCTTACAAGAATTTTTCAAAGAGTAAAGCTGCATCACGGACTTTGCCAGATTGACGCAACTTCTGGTGAAGTTTTTTGTTCTGTTCTGCCTCTGCATTTCGAGGAACTGATGTACCTGCTTTTAGCATCTTCGGAGCAGCCTCAACCTTTTTAGCGATTGCGGGTTTATTGCTCTGAAGTTTGGCGTACTTCATTCCCTGATACAGACTCAAAACAGCTCGAGAGTCATACAGATTTGCAAGCTCTTGGTCACTCCAACCGATAGACTTGGCGTATTCACGAATATCCTTGCGGATTTGGTCGCCTGTCTTTTGGTCTCCGTAACCAGGAATTAGGCTAGTCAATTTCTGACTTTCTTCAGCGAGATGTTGCTGTAAACGCTCAGATTGCTCCGCTTGTTGCTGTTGTGCAATGCGTTGCTGTTCTTGTTGCAGAATAGCTAACTGTTTCTCTCGTTGTGCCTGTTCAGCCACCTTCACGGCATAACCGATTGGGTCGACTTCCTTTAGCGCTTCCAAATTTTCACCCTTGTTCTGTTGCTGGAGAAATTGCTCCATCATTTGCAGTCGTTGGGCGTATTGGTCTCTTAATTTTGTCGCTTCCTGAATCTTCGCTTTTTCGGCTTCCACCGCTTTGCGTTCTTCAGCAAGTTTCTGGGTTTTCTTTGTGTAATCTGCGCCTAATTGGTAGCCCTCAATAAGCTCAGTTTCAGTTACTTCTCGTTCTTCTCCAGCGGCTTTCACCCTGAATGTACGAGTAGGCTGTTCTTCAGCTTCTTCAGAATCTACCAACTCTGGCTCATCGGCCTCAACATATTCCTCTGGCGCTTCCTCAGTTTCGGGTTGGCTCTCGGCTCCCTCTGCTGCATCCATCATCCCTAGAAATGCTGCTGCTGCTGTGTCCACAGTCAGCGTTCCACTACCTTGCGGTGTCGTGTTTTCGCTCATTTGATTCCCAAATTGTCAGCCTAAACAGTAGGCCTCTGCCTCGTTAGAGGATTTTCCAGCGCTTTTTGATTATCTCGCTCGTAGCTGCCATAGATTCAAAATGCGCTATAACCGATTGTAATGCGTTTATTTTCAAATATGCAACCTCTCGCTCATCAATATTGTGAGGCTGAGAATTGACAATAACCGCCAGTTCTGCGTTCTTTAGCTTCTCAATCTCTCCCATGAAAAACTCATCGGAGATTAGGTTTTTAGCTCGTTGCGCTTTGTCCAAGGATTGACCCCACAATTTGATTTATGTCCACAGGAGAACCCATTGGGGTCTGCTGTTGACCAGAGGCAAACATCTCGTTAAATGTCTGTGCTTGAGGCATATTTTGCCATTGTGTTCCTTGTAAGGAAACGCCTGGGAATAAGTCCTCAAAAGTGACATTTTGCACAGGGCTGTAAGTGTAGGTCGGAGAAGTCCAATCCTCTGGAATCGGCACTTGTGCAAATCCCTGAGTCGCAAAGTTATTCCCTGCGCTACCACCAACATCGCTTAGACCTAGTGGGTCACCAGTTACAGCGTTAATCAATAGACCTGCCCTAGTAGCATCTAAAGCCTGTTTAAAAGTCAGACCTTGGGCGGCGGCAGAAGTGGCGAATTGTGGAGAAACATAGTTATTTGCCAAGTCCTGCATTGCTTGGTCGTAGGCGGCATTTTCTGCGGCAATACGAGCGGCTTCTTGCTGTGCGGCTTGAGCGGCGGCTTGTTCTGCGGTAAATTGTTGGGCAGAGGCTTGGGCGGCGGCTTGCTCGGCAGCTATTTGCTCAGAGGCTGGAGTAGAAATCTGTTGAGTTATTGTCTCGGCAGTAATTGGTGCAACGCCAGCAGGATTGAACCCACCACCAACATCAATGTTGTCAGGGCCGTATACGCTACCAACCTCAGAACCAGCGCCTTGAGCACCAATGTTTGACAGGTTAGATGCCAAAGCCGCAAGTTTTACAGCCTTTCCCACATCAGTCTGGAAAAAGTCGTTAACAGAAGTGGCTAAGTCTTGAATTCCAAGCGCACCAGTTAAGTTATCAACCCAACCACCTAGAACACTACCCAAAAGACTGCTACCGCCAGTTTGGGTTAGGGTGGTAATCTTTCCATCTTCAGCAATGTATCGCCCATAAGCGCCGTTGGCTGGCATGATGTAAGACGCACCTTCGCTCGTATTTCCCATGCCTTGAATCGGGCCACGAACGGATGTAATGTCGTACATCTTTGCGCCACCAATATCCACAGTTCCAGCGGGAACGAGAATACCTGTGGTGGTTGCGCCCATTTGGTCAATGCGGCTCTTAGCTTCAGGATTTGAACCAATGTCAAAGCGAATGGCATTGTCTTGAATCTGTTTTTGGGTTTCGTTAGTCAGTAACTTTGGAAAGTAATACTGTCTTAAAACACCAGAACCATCATCAAAAACCATGCCTTTGGTGAGAACAGAGTCAGGAATGAACTCGTAATTCTGACCATTAACATCAACATTTAGTTGATAAATACCCCTCGGGTCGTTGCCGTTCCCGTAAAAGGTTTGCCAGTTATATTTAATGGATGGTTCAGCCATAGATTAGCCTGGTATTTCTACATTAGAAGTAATCCCTGCACCCACCTTCATGGCTTTCATTTGGGCTTCGGCTAAGAATTCCTCTTGTTTCAATTGGAGTTCTGCGGCAGATTTTTCACGCTCAAACTGGAGTTTGGCGGCTTCTTTCTCACGCATTAACTGAATCTCGGCAGCGGCTTTTTCTCTTGCCAACTGAATGTCAGCTTGAGCCTTGGCTTGTTGAGCCTGAATGTCCGCTTGTGTCTTAGCCATGTATGCCTGCACTTCTGGCGGCATTTGTGGCTGTTGTGGCGGCGGGTTAGAGAGTTGTTGGTCAAGCTCTGGAGTGATGGATTTATAGAACTCAGCAGAATCCTTAAATCCTGCGGCTTCCACCATTCTTCCAAGAGTATTGCGGTACTGACCCATTGAAACCAGAGGATTAGCTGGCCCCATTGTCTGAAGCACTTGCTCTTGTTTAGCAAGAACCATGTTCAGCATAGCCATTTGTTCTTGGCGGTTACCAGCACCAAGGCCGACATTTATATCAACATCGTACTGATTCGACCACTCACGAGGGTCAAACTGGACATATTGACCACGCATCCGAATGATACGGGGCTTGTCTTGGTACTTACAAAGAAGATGGAGAATCCCTTGGAACAGCGACTTAACGCCAGTTTCTGCAAAGATTCGGGCAATCATCTCAATCTTGCCAGCGGCAGACTGTTGCATAGACGCAACAGCGGCGGCAGTCACATTCTGAAGAATAGACGGGTCAAGACCTTGGGAAGCCTCTGTAACACCTGTGCGCTTCTGTTGGATTGAGTCCAAATATTGAAGCATCGGGAAGGCTTGAGCCGCCACGGGTTGAACAGCCAATTGCTGAACAGCGCCTTGAGACTTAATGCGAACCACACCACCAGCGGTGGCAGTTAACAGGTCATCTAAGTTAACTTGTCCATCAACAGCGGTCACACGGGCGTTATTCGTTAAATACAGGTTGTCAAGAATCTGTCGAGTGATAGTTGTCTTGATTAACTGCAAATCCATCGTTCTGTCAGCTAGAGATTCGCCAAAGAACTTGTGTGGAGTAGGAATCGGGCAGAGTGAGTGGAAAGGAATGTAGTCAGTTTCCTCATCGCCCAAAATCTCGTTTGAAGCGTAGAAAACTTGACGCAATTCAGCGATGCCATCACCATCAATATCGGCTGTGACATAGCACTCGAAAACCTCGATTGTCTCCATTGATTCATCAATAGAAATACCATCGTCAGGATTCTCGCCAGGCGCAACACGGGCTAAGTACTCAGGTGAGTAAGTCAGCGAGTTAGAAGCCTGTAACCCATCCACAATGTCTTTATCAAAGCCCATTGCGATTAAGTCGCTACGAGTGATCAAGCGGCGGTGAGCAACGAAAGGCGCATCCTTCGGGCTTTTCTTAGCTCTCTTGGAGATAAGGAATTCTTCAGGCGGTACATTCTCAACAACCACATGGCCTGATTTCTTCTTTTTCTGGACTGTGACGCTGTTTGATGAATACATCACAGGCTGACCCATCGGGTCAATCACAGGATTGCCAGCAGGGTCAAGAACTGGATTCTCTACCACTTCCTTTTCGACCACTTCCATAGTGTCATCAGAAAGCAACATCGCTAACTCGTCATCAGACAAGTCACGATATTTCTCTTTGGTCACATCTTCTTTATCTTCCCAATAGGCTTTAACTACGCCAACCTTTTGTAAGAGAGCGTCTTTAAACCAATCGTGCATGATGATGAGGCCAGCGTTATCACGCATGAACACCCAGTTACAGTATTCAGTCGCTTGCTTGGCTCCAGCTTCATCTTGTGGGCCACGAGGGTCAAAACGAACCACCTCATCGCTTGACGAGAAGATTCGGACTAATGGGGGAAGCGCACCATCTACGGCTTCAGCCACTTCGCCAGTAACGATTGAGGATTTACCTTCAACTTCGTTGCCAAGTGGTTGTCGTAAATAGAAAGATAGTGCGTCTGTGCGTTGCTGAGTTGTCTCAGTCTCTAGAAAACCAATCGAATTATCAATCTCCGATTCGATTATCGACTTCAGTTTGTCTTGGCTCATCTTTAACCTTTGGCGGTCTGCCCATCCGTGGGCGTTGCTCCGATTGTAGCGGTTTCGCCACATTTTCAAGCATTTCAATCCGCTTTTCAAGCTCAAGAATGGTTTGCTCCATTCGGGCTATTTTCTTTGCGTCAGCAATATCGCCTTGTTTTAAGAAATACATCAGATTACCCATTTCGGTGGTTGGTTGATAGATTTACCCCATGAAGAACCCTCATCGAGTCCAATCGCAAGATAGCGGAAAGCATCAGAGCCGTGGCTTGACCAATCGTGCAAAGGTCGGTCGTAAAAGACTTTTCTCTTTTCGTCATACTCTCGGCGGTAGTTTCTCAGGCAGTCTAGCCCTTGTTTCACAGCAGGGACATTGAACCAGCACCTCGGTAGAAGGCGGCGAACAGCCTGAATCCCGTCATCTACGCTCATTCTTGAGGCGATACGGACATTTAACCCTGCTTCCTGAAGAACCTCTAAACGGCTCTTTCCAGACCCTAATTCCCTGACCTGCACATCATGTGGAAGGATATGCTCGGCACTCGCCCAATTGTTGTCACGCAACCAAGAAACATATTTGTCCAGACCAACCCCGTTGTTTTCGTAGTAGTCAACTAGACGAATCTCTGAACCAGCTATTTGCGCCACCCAGATAGCCGTTGAGTCACCCATACCCAAATCCCATGCAGTAATCGTGCGGCACAGGTCATCCCTCGGGATTTCCTGAATGTGATTTTTTGTCTCTAGGTCGTTCAGTATCTGTCCGTAATAAGACCCCTCTACGGCGGCATTGAACGAACACTCAAACTCTTGGAGATACTTATCTTCTCCCATCTCTGACTTGGCAGCGTCTAACTCTGTCTGGGCAATCACACCCGTCTGACTAGCCTTAAACTCCAAAAGCCCCCAACCATCCTCTGTTTCAGCCCTGTCTCTCAGGTCTTTAAAGTGGTTGTGTCCCTTCGGTGTTCCGATAAACAAACACCATCCCAATCGGTCAGC